CCAGCTGCCTGCGGTCCTAGTCGCCAAACAAAGAAACGCAGACGCTGGGAGGAATAGTGAGAGGGGGCCTTTCGGGGCCCTTTCTTTTTGGTCAGTTGGTCGGCATAGAGACGCCGAGCGCCTTCAGCTCGGCTGCGGCCCTATGTGTCGGCTTGATCGCCGGCTCTCCCTTAGGGGCGAGCAGCGGCACACTTGCGCTATTGTTGGACCAATTCCATCCCGATTTAGGGATGGTGGTTTCACGGGTTGCAGCCCGTGAAGCAGGTAAAATCAAGGGGGGAATCTCCTTTGATGTCCCCAGCTGCCTGCGGTCCTCGTCGCCAAACAAAGAAACGCAGACGCTGGGAGGAATAGTGAGAGGGGGCCTTTCGGGGCCCTTTCTTTTTGGTCAGTTGGTCGGCATAGAGACGCCGAGCGCCTTCAGGCCAGAGCGCAAGAGATCCGAATCAGGGATGCAGGCCCCGCGCTGCTCATGGGCAAAGTGCCAGGGGCAAATCCAAAGCCGGCGCCGACTCTCACGAAGGAAGAGATCGCTGGGATCAAAGAGAACAGCGATGCTGGCCCGCACATTCGATGCCAATGCCGAGGAGTATTGGGTGGTCTGGGATCGTTCTATTGTGGTTGCAGCCAGAGATCCCCAGCTCGACGCATGAACACCCGCCCCCCAGACGTAAGCCACACCCTCGCCGTGGTGGTTGGATACCTGCGCCGAGGCCCCACGACGCGGCGGCGCTTCCTTGCGCTGATCGAATCGGCGCCCAACTATCAGCAGCTGCACCTCCAGGCCCAGGGCGAGGGCCTTTACGCTTCCCCGGCCGCGGCTGAAGAAGCAGCAGCGGCGATGGGCCTGGCGATCGAAGCAACGGCCTGAGCCGCCGCATGTTTCACCGGTTGTTGGTTTCGCCAATGCAGAACGTGGTGGCGATCCACTGCAATTTCAACGAGGCTGGCGATCAACTGAAGGTGGGGATGCTGGTGGTTGAGGCCGGCACCATCTCTTCCGACGTGCTGGTGTCACCGCCGACCGGCGGCGCGGCCTTCTATCTGGCCTTGCCTGAGGATGTTCTCAATGCAGGGCAGCGCTACGTTGGGTGGCAGATCAGTTCCCCAATCAGGCCAGCCGCATGAGCGTCAGCAGCAGAATCCTGGCCACCTTCCGCACCGATTACAAGGTGCTGGGGCCGTTCCGGTTGGCTGTCTACGGCAAATTGCTCCAGGGTGAAGCGGAGCTGCTCGAGCAACAGCAGCGTGATCAGACCGTCACCTATGGCGCCTACATCCGCCTCACTCAATCCATTGCCAGGGAGACAGGTCTGCCGATTGAGGATGTTGACCAAATCATTGCTCAGTTCCAGACCAGCAGCGACATCAACGACACCCAGGCGATCAATGAGAAGCTCAAAGCGCTTGGAGCTCTGAGCAGCGATGCCCAGGAGTTCAGCGCTTTCCTGAACAGTCAGGCGCTGCTGAGTGATCACAAGCGAACGCTGGTGACAGCGCTGCTGCTTGGTCGCGCTGAATACATGGCCGCGGAAGATGAGTCTGAGGAATGGATTCATCTCAAGCGTGGCGAGTGGGACATGGAAGACACCCGGAAATTGCCGAAACCCATGGTGGATGAGCTCCATGACTTCCTGATGGGCGAGCGAGCTGCGCAGGTGGAAGCGGGAAAGCCGCCGGAGATGAAGGCCCAGAAGAGGCCCCGAACGACCAAACTCTCACCCGCGACGAACAGCTCGCCCGCATTGACGCCTTCCTGAGCACCCCTCCTACTGATTGGGATGAGATCCAGCTGGTGCTCACCAGCGGGCTCACCCATGATCCCCGCTGGCAGGCCGATCGATTCCACCTCCAACCGGTTGACGCCGTTCTGAAGGCCTACGGCTGGGCCCTGAAAGAGAAGGCGAAGCGCACCAATGAGCTGAGCACCACCACGGCCCGGCTGGCGGTGCTGGTGGAGATGGCCGGCTTCCCAGGGTTGGGCAGCAAAGGCCGCACAGAGGAACAGTTCCTGCCGTTTGACATCCGCGACGCCGACAGCCAGCGGGCCCAGCGGCTCACGCCAGAGGTGGCCGCCACAATCCGCTCCCTGCTTCGTGATGGCCAACTGCCGCTCCGGGTGCTGGTGCTGGCAGTGGAAGAGCTCGAGCGCTCCAAACTCTGACGCCGTTGCGGCCTCAGAATGGTTTCAAGACAAGGTGAACGTTTGACCAGCAGCGGCGGGGGCGGCGGCGAATACACCCTGGGTACAGCCACCCTGACCCTTAGGGGCGACCTGAAGCCGCTTGAGGCTGACCTGGCCAAGATGCGGCGGATGATCGCCGACATGGAGCGGCGGCAGACCAACATTCCGGCGCCCAAGATCCCGCCGCCTTCCGCTGAAACCCAGAGCGGGTTTGATCGGCTGCAGGGCACGTTGGAGCAGCTCCGCAAAGGGATCACTGGCGACAGCTCAGCCTGGGACGCAATGGCGGCTCGCCTGAAAGGCGCCGGCGCTGCTGGTGCCGGCGCGGCTGGTGGAATCGGCGGTGCTGGCGCCGCGCTCGGCAGCATGGTGGGCATGGCCGGGAAGGCGATCCCGATCCTCGGCCAGCTCGGCCTGGCGGCAGCGGGCGTCAAGGTGGTGTTTGGCGCGGTTTCGACAGCGATCGGCGCCGTGATCGGCCCGCTTCAGGCGCTGACCGCTGAGACGGCGCTGTTCAACCGGCAAATGAATGAAGCTGGGGCCGTGATGGCAAACCAGTTCGCTATTTTTGCTGATGGAAAGATCGTTGAAGGCACCGCCCGCCAGATGAGAATGGTCCGTGGCACTATTCTCGACGAATACAAATACATCCAGAAGGAAGTAGCTAATATCAGCGGCTCTACAGCAGCTCAGATATACGATAGCTTCAACATCATAATGACCCACAGCAACAGCTTGGGGGATAAAGGCACCCCGCAGAACGCTTCCAAGCTTGCTACCCGCATCGCGGCAGGTATGAACACGTTTGGGATCCCGCAAAACCAGATGATGCAGGAGACAAACGCTCTGATGATGGGCAACATCGATCCCAACGCGATGCTGGCCCAGAAGTTGGAGATCACATCTTCTGATGTAAAGGAACAGCAGAAGCAGGGCAAATATTACGACTTTTTGATGGGGAAGCTTGAAACCCTCTACGAGGGCCAGAAGGAGCTGGGGGTGAGCCTTCAGAACGTGATGAGCAATTTCGAGTCCGTCAGCCAGACGATCACGGCGAAATCAGGCGTTGCGCTGGAGGCTTCTTCCGCCGCCATGCTTCAAACCGTGTTGACCACGTTCCAGAACCTGCAGTCCAGCTTTGAAATGCTGCTGTCATCGCTTGCTGAGGCGGTGGCCCCCCTGCTGGAGCTCATGGGCCCGGTGCTCTCTGTGCTGACTTCGATCGGCAGTGTCCTGGCCTCTGTTGGCGGGATGGCGCTTGATGTGATCGGCGCGGTGTCCGCGGTCGTGAAGTCTTCTCTCTTGGCGCCATTGGTGGCTGTGGCTAGGAGCATTGAGCTGATCGCCAAAGGAGCGGAACTTGCCGCAAAAATATTGTCAGATGGCTTTGATTCAATAAAGGTCGCTCTTGGCTTCTTCCCCGACGAATCAGCTGATGGCGTCAACAAGTTCTTCGACAATCTGATCGGTGGCATTGAGCAGGCCGGCGAGTCCCTGGACCGCGCCCGCCTGGATCGCTTGCAGAATCAGCTCGGCAATGGGCTGGGCAGGATCCGAACACAAGGGGAGGCGGAGGGGCTCTCTGAGTTCGCCATCAAAGAGCGCCAGGACAAGTTCCGTGACGACTTCATTGAGCGGACCGGCCTCGTTACTGATGTTGAGCTCCGCAGCCTCAAGCTCTCAAAAGAGGCCCAGGCCGATCTGGACGCCTTCAACGCTGCGCTGGGCACCGGATCAACCCGTGCCCTGAACGTGTCCAAGCAATGGGCCGAGATCAAGACCAAGGGCTACCAGAACGAGATCAAGAGCTTGGAGCAGGGCCTTGGCCTGATGACCCGGCAGAAGGCCGTTGCGGAGGCCATGGCCGCCGTTGCCGATGCCCGCCGCGCTTTCACCGCCCACGGCTTCGAGCTTGGTGTCCAGGTGTCGGCATCACCAGAAGCCAAGGCCGCGGCAGTAGCCCGCCTGAACAATCTCAAGTTTGAGCAGGAGAAGGAAGCGATCCAGGAACGGAAGGGCCTGCTGCAATCCGAGCGGGAGATGCAGCAGCGGCAGATGGCGATCCAAGAGAAGCAGCTGCTGATCCAACAGGAGCAGCTCAAAATCGCGGTGGTTGAGGCAGAGAACAGTCGAAACAAAGGCAAGGAGACGACTCAGGAGCTGCTGCGCAAGCGCGGAAACACCCGCTTTGGCACCCCCGCCTATTTCGCCGTCACTGCAGAGCTGAACGCCCAGATGGCCCGCACCACCCGGGACAACGCCATCCTCAATCACGCCAAAGAGGCCCGCCGCCTGGGCTTTGAAGCGATCAGTCAACTGGGCACCATCAACAGCCTCGAGCAACAGCGCATGGACCTGCAGCTGGAGCAGCTTGGCCTTCAGGAGCAGGGCGCCCAGTACACCCTGGAGCAACAGCGCCTGATGGTCGAGATTGCCGCCGCTGGCCAGGACATCGCCAACACCATGGCCGCGGCGAACAATGAAGCCACCGCCCGCAACAACGAGCTCAACAACGAGAAAGCAACAATCCAGGATCAGTTGGCCCTTCAGGCTGAGCAGGTGAGGCTCGACAAGGCCCGCACTGACCTGGCCATCACCCGCGGCCGCGCTGCGGTTCAGGAAGCAGAGCGGCTGCAGTCAGTCCAGCAAGCGCAGGCCAGCGCCCGGAGCGGTGGCGGCGTGGTGGCCGTGGTCGAAGCACAGATTGCGGCGGCCGCGGCTGGTGTGACGGGAATGGAAACCGCCGCCGAGGCGCAGGAACGGCTCTATGCCGCGAAGGAAGCGCAGATGGAGCGCGAGCATCGGATGCAGCAAGAACAACTGCGCATCCAGCAGCTGCGCGAGCAATCTGAGCTGCGCATTCAGCAGCTCACACTTCAAAGCCAACAGGTGGAGATCACCTTGGCGCGGGCAAAGATGACCGCCACCCTGGCCACCATCGCGTTGGCCAGGCAACAGGACGCCCTCGGTGCGGCGATCCCTGGGCAGGGCTCAGTGCCAGGCCTGGGCAGCAGCGGCGGCGGCGCCGTCTTTGGAGCCACAGACGGCGGCACCGGCCGCGTCAGCAATGCCGAGGGCTACGTCCATGGTCACTTCCAGACATCTGGCACCCTCGCCGAGCTGCTGGAGGATGTCTTGCCTGTCGTCAACCAGCTGATCGAGCAAGGGGTAGACGTGACCCTGATGGACGGCACCCCGCTGAGCCGCGGAATGTCCGACCAACAGATCAAGGGCCTGCTGCGGAAAGGGGCCGGGCAGCACGGCCACAGCGGTGATGGTCGATCGCTGGATCTTTCGGTGCCGGTGGGAACCGCTGTGCCGGTGGGTCTGTCTGACGTGCGCACCGCCAACAACACCGCTGACGGGATCAACGGGCTGCTGCCAGGGAGCGGGAAGACGTGGCTCAGCCATCTGGCGCCGGGCTCAACGGGTGGAGCCGGCGCCAGCACCGCATCAGCGACCCCCGCAGCCTCGAACATCGATCCCAAAATCCTGGCGGCGGCCGCGGCGGCTTACAAGGCTGGCTTCAGGGGTGAGGCTCTGGCCGAAATCACGGCGGTGGCTTTTGCCGAGAGCAGCTACGACCCCACCGAAACCAACATGAAGGGCGGAGATCGCAGCTATGGGCTGTGGCAAATCAACATGAAGGACGGCACGGGGCCAGAGCGCCGGCAGCGGTTTGGCCTGGCCAGCAATGAAGACCTGTTTGATCCAGACGCCAATGCTCGCGCTGCTTTTGGCCTCTGGCAGGATCGAGGCTTCCAGCCCTGGCGAAACAGCCATGGCAATGCCAACTACATGGCGGCCCTGCCTGAGGCGCGGCAGGCGGCGGCCTGGGCGGAAGGTGGTGGCACGGTCGGCGCTGCTGGGGTGGGCCCAAGCCTCGATCAACAGCAAGCTGCAGCAGAAGAGCAGGGCCAGCAACTCGACACCGCCGAAGCCCGGCTGAACGAGTTGCTGGCGCAGATAACGACGTTCTTCGAGATGCTCAACAACCGCCAGAGCCTGGGGCAAGAAAACATGACGGAGGCGCAGCTGGCCGAACGCCAGCAGTTTGACTTTGAGCAGGAGACGGATCGACTCCGCGCCCTAACGCTGGAAACCCCCACCGGCCAGTTGGCGGCCAGCAGCACGCAGGCGATCACCGACAGCATTGCCGGATCCATCAAAGGCGGCCTTCAGGCCCTGATGAGTGGCGGCGACATCAAGCAGGCGCTGCTTGGTGTGCTCAGCCAGGCCGGCCAGACGCTGATGGAGGCCACCGTCGATTCCTTGCTCAACCCCATGCTGGCGCAGCTGCAGGGGCAACTGTTCAAGACGCTGAGCGGCGTGGACATAGAAGCAGTGGCACTGCAAAACGCTGCCGGTGCTCACGTAACCGCGGCTGGTGCATTGATGAATGCAGCGGCGGCCATCGGCGCCGCTGCGGCCGGCACGGGTGCCGCTGGTGGGGTGAGTGGCATCAGCCAGGCCTTCAGCACGGTCAGCAAGCTGGCATCGCTGGCCGGCGGCCTGGGTGGCGGCATCAGTGCCGGCATTCAGAGCGCTGGGGCGGCAGCTGGCGCAGCAGCGTTTAATTCCATCGTTCCGATTGGTGTTCAACCGTTCACCGCCGGCTTTGCCGGTGGCGGTGAGGCGCGCTACGGCCTTGACTACCTTGTAGGGGAAGGAGGCCCTGAAATCGTGCGCTTCAATCGCTCCGGCGGCAAGGTCACCAGCAACCGGCAATTGAGCCAGGCGCTTGGTGTTCCCTTTCAGCGCGCCCCGGGCGGCAAGGCAGAAGTGGCAGGCGAAACCCTGGGGATGGGCACCCCTGGCGTTCCGTTCGCTCGCACCGTCAGAAACTCCGCATCACCCGCAACCCCTGGCGTTCCGTTCATCAGGCCCAGCGGGGGAGAGCGCAGCGGCGTTCCGTTCATCAGGCCCGGCGGGGGAGAGCGCAGCGACGTGGCCAGCGCCCGCCGGCTGCAGATTGGCATTGAAACCCAGGTGATCAATGGCGTCGAGTACGCCACGGTGGAGCAGGTGCGGCAGGCGGCCAATGAATCCGCCGAGGCCGGCCGAGAGTCCGCCTACACCGGCATCCAGAACAACCCCAGCGTTCGGCGCGCCCTGGGGATGTAATGGCCGTTCAGCTCTGCGCCTACATCGTGTTCGTGGATGCAAGCGGCACCCCACAGGTGGGTTATGCCTGGCAGAACTTCTGGGCTGGTCAGCTGCGCAGCTACGACGGTCGGGATCACGTCTTCATGGGATTCCGCATCAGCGATTCGGCTGGCGCCCGCGGCGGTGATCGATCACAAGGCGAGCTCAGAGTCAACCGGAATCAGCTCGCGCTCAACGTGTTGGCAGAGGCCCGGGCCAATGCCTGGAAGATCCGCGCCGATATTGTGGTGGTCGATGTTGTCGCCGGCAGCGACGTGCGGCTCCTGTCCAGGCACAACTGGCGGCTGGGGCCGATCGAGCGGCAGGCCTCCATCCGGGTGCAGCTGACCAGCCCCTTGGACGCCGTGCGTGGCGACGCCCCCCGCCGCCGGCTCAGCACTGAACTGGTTGGCCAGGTGCCAGATACCGGCTCCCTGTTTATCGCATGACGATCACAGCGCCCTGGCTTCACTACCTTGGCCTCCCTTGGCAATGGAACGCCGACCCTGATCGAGATGGCGGCACAGACTGCTTCCGCCTGGTGCTCGCCGTCCTAGCCCTCCATGACGCCCCTCGACCTGAACGGATTCACCGGCAGTGGTACGTGGCCGCCGGCCGCGGCTATTGGGATGAAGTGCTCGATGAACTGGAGCTCGGCACCTATCGGGTGAAGGGTGGCTGCAACCTGGACATAGCGCAGCTGGACGGCGGCGCCCCGATCGCCCTGGGCATTTGCGTGGCCGGTGGTTTGCTCACTTGCTCCCGGGAAGAAGGGGTGCATTGGCGGCCCATTGATCCAGCGAACGTGCTCCGCTGGTGTCGCTTCTATCCAACGCCATCACTGCAGGGCCAGCCATGAAACATCCCCTCCCGCTCCCTGGTGACGAATACCTGGCCGAGCTGCTGGGATGGACGCCAGAGCAACTGCTGCAATACCAAACCGAACGCTGGCAGGCGGCGGCACAAGCTCCCGCGCCCCTGGTGGTCTGCGAGCCGATCTCAGGAACACTGGCGGTCATCTCGTTGGTGACCACAATTCTGTCGGTCGGCTACACCCTGCTCAGCCTGCTGCTGGCTCCAAAGCAGCGGCGGCCTGGAGAGATCAGGAGCACCCAGCGGCAGGGCGACACGATCAGCGACAGCGGCCGGTACTCTCCACGCCCTGGCTTTGATTCAACCCAGGAGGTCGCCAGGCTCGGCACTGTGATTCCCGTCACGTTCGCCCGCCGCGAGTTCCTTCCCGCGCTGAATGGACGCCCTGAAGGCTTCTACGGGGGCATTCGGATCAATGCGGGCCTGGTCTGGTCCCAGATGTTCAGCCTCGGCGGCTCTCAGTTGTTCCGTGGCGTCTACGTGCTGGGGGAGGCGCCGATCGCCAGCGTTGACCCGCAAGGATTTGCGCTCGGCAACAACCCGCTGCGCTCCTACGACCTGGGCACGGACGGGGCCAACGAGGCCGCGGCGCGCCTGACGATCTACAGCCGGCCGGGTGGAGGCCGCATCCTTGGCACCGATCGAGTGGCGGGCCGGCTGGCCTCTGCTGATCTAGGCAATGTAGAGAATGCCGGCGGTGCGGACGTGTTTCAGCTGGGCAGCCTCGGCAATGCCATATTGCCGGATGCCTGCGCAACAGGCCGGCCCAGCACGTCCACCTCCTTCGGCCTTTACGCCACCGTGGCCAACGGCCTTGGCTATCGGGTGAACCCCCAGCTCCGGCCCACGCGAGTGATGACGGCCAAGCCCTCTGGGAATGACGGAGATCAACGGCTTGATCCAACTGACGACGTGGTGGCCCTGGGCGCGCTCTGGAAAGCTCGGAGCATGTGGAGCGGCCGCAGCGGCATCACCACCACCAGTAGAGGCTGGGTGAGCAATTCCGCCACCCTGGAGATCGGCGACAGCTTCCTTTATCTCCTGTCGAACACCACCGACGCAAAAACCCAGTTCCAATTCGACGGCTCCCAGACAGACAGCGACCAGAAGCATCGCGAGACATTTTCGGACGTGGCTGTGGCAATCAGCAGCCGCCAGCGTTCAGCAGATGACGCCCTGCTTATTGGCGACATCTACAAGGCCGGCAGCTGCCTGGCGGTGCTGGAAACTCGCACTCCTAGCGCCGATGTTTTTGTGAGCGACGCCGACAACGAGCCGGTAGGAGGTGGCCAGCAGATGGTTTGCCTGTTCCGGGTCATTCGCGGCGGAATCGTCAACGAGACAACGGACAACGAAATCAATCCATCAACCAGTGGAGGCAGAACAGAGCCGCGGGTGGCGGATGAAAGTGATAATTGGGATTGGGCCAGCATTGATCCAGGGCCCCGCTACCCGACCGGCACCAGCCGGGGCCATTTGCATCGCTGCGCCATAGCTGACTTCACCCTGGCTCGCCCTGCCCAGGTGATTGAGATTGGCTTCCGCAGCACCGTAGGGATTCGCGGCCAGGGCTTCGCCAACGTTCGCCAGATCCCCAGCCTGCGCGAGATCAACAAAAAGGCGGGCGGTGAGCGAGAGGGGGAAATCCTGGAATCAGGCGACAAGCTTGAAATCTCATCGTTCCAGACCGGCACCCGTTCGTTCAGTGAGGAACGATATTCGTTCTTTCGTGTTTCGTATCGGGCAGAGGCCGGGGCGACCTTCACTGAATTGCCCACGATCTACGGGGTGCGCGGCCTCACCCAGCAGCCTCAGTACAACTATATGCGGCTGCAGATGCCCAGCGCGGCCCGTTGGCAATACCGCATTGAACCGCTCAGTGGCTGGGAGATCCGATCAGGGGCACAGGCTGGGAGCATGGCGGTTCTGGACGCCCGGCGCAGCGTAATCGAATCTGTGCAGAGCTTTACTGATGGCGCGGTTGCTGTCACCTACACCGGGGAGGCACCGTTTACCCGTTCTGTCGAGCGCTTTTCCCTCGACTCCATTGAGCCCAACGAACGGAGCTCGCTGGTCGGCTTGGCAACGCAGACCAACAACGATCGCGGGAGGCCTGGGACATATACCAATGCCGTCATCCTGCAGGACGGGGAGGCAACCAACTCGCGAGCCACGGTGGTGGTGCCCACTGATGGCAACTTTGATGATTTGGCAATCACGATCACGGAGGCAGGCAACGACTACAACGGCGATGACGCCCTGACCTTGATCAACGGGGACAGCGGGAGCAGCAGTGTGCTCAGCACCCGCTCATTTCAGCTGGCGCCAACCAGCATCGCCTTCGGATTTGGTGTGCTGAGTGTCCCAGAAAACACGGTTAGACCGCGGACAGGAAGCCGGGTCAGCTTTTCGGGCACTCTCCCCGCCGAGCTTGAAACGGGCCGCACCTACTGGGTGGGCGCGTTGCTGAGTGGCAATGGGTTCGTTGTCTCAGCGACAGATGGCGGCTCTTTGGTCCTGGTCGGCCTGGGCGGAAGCAGCAGCGCAATGACCTGCACCCAATGGGTGGATGCGTTCACGCTGACCGCCGCTTCGGCCGGCCCTTTCACGGTGGTGGGAGGCCCGGCCGTTCCCGCGGTTGACACCCCAATCGAGTTCGACTCGACCGGCACCCTTCCTTCCCCTCTCGTTGCTGATACCGAATACTTTGTTCACAGCGTTACCGCTACAACGTTTTTCGTTTCCGCCACCGTTGGCGGTTCATCCATCAGCCTCTCGACGGCCGGCACGGGCGTGATCACCGGCCGGATCAGCAACGCCACGAACTGGGTTGGCGCTCCGCTGCTGGGCAAAACGGACATTGGCATTGGCTGGAGCGATGAAGACGCCCTCACCGATAAGTGGGCGAAGGTGGCGGAGGTGTTTGTCTACGACGAAATCCAGACCAGCGCATCCGTGGGCCCGGAGCATGAAATCGCCTATGTGAACGTCATCCAGACCAACGCCGTCGCCCCGAGCTACCGCAACCTGGCCGGGCTGGGCCTCTCCATCCGCAGCTCCCTCGAGTTCAGCTCTGTTGGCCAGTTCTCTGCGCAGCTGCTCGGCGGGCACAGCGCTGAGCGCTACCTCGAAGAAACAGCTGGGCCCAGCCATCTGCTGCCAGATGCGTTTCGCACTCTTGCGTTAAGCCCTGATTTTGGCGGCGGCCTGGAGGTTGCCCCTGATCAGATCAACGAGCCCAGCTCTGTGGTGGCCGCTCAATGGTGCTTCGATCGCCGCTACTTCTTCGATGGCACCCTGGGCACCCCAGAGAACCTGAGAGGGTGGGCAGCTGAGCAGGCCCCGTTGCATCTGCTCGCCTTCTATGAGCTCAATGGCCAGTTCTATTGGAAGCCAGCGATCACCTGGGACCCGGTGCCAATCGTTGACCTGTTCACGGCGGCGAACATCAAGCCCGGCAGCTTCAAATCAACAACCAGCGACGACGACCAGCGCCGCCCGATCCAGGTTTCAGGCGCCTACCGCGATGAACGGGCCAACGATGACATCCAGGCGCCGGGCATGTTTGCCACAGCGCGAGAGATCACGATCCGGGAGGCCTCCGGCAGCGACAGCGACCCGATCGAGCCGCTCGACATCACCGACAGCTGCACCAACCGGTGGCACCTGCTCGACGCAATGAAGTTCTTGATCCGCTGGCGCCGGCTGGTGGGTGATCCGATCAGCTTCGAGACAAATTACTCTGGCCTGCTCCGCCCTATCAGCCCAGAAGACCATATCGCCGTGGCTTACGACGAAGTGCTCGATGAGCTCTATTCCAACGGCGCCGTGTTGGCAGATGGAACGCTGATCGCCACCGAACCACTGGCGGATGGATCCTACGAAGTGCTGGCATGGGACGGGATCACGCTGCCAGGCCCCACGATCCAAACCCTCACCGTTACCGACCAAGGGAAGACCGGCTCACCGGTGGGCATCAACTGGACCCGCACCGCGCCGCCCCAGGTGCGAACCTACCGGGTAATGCGGGTGTCTCCCACGGATGACGGCCGCCTGCGGATCGAGGCCCTGCTGATGCCCACCGATGATGAAGGGCGCCTGCTGATCTCCCTAGATTGGGACGATGAAGATGCCTGGGTGATTCGAGGCTGATGGCGATCGATTTCCCTGCTGTCGAACCCACCCGCTTTGGGTTCCTGATGCCTCGCCATCCGGTCACCAGCAGCGGAAGCGAGAACGGCATTCAGGATCAACGGCTCTGGGCCAGTGTGGCGAGCGGCGCCCAGCTCGATCTTGAGTTTGGGAACATCAGAACAGCAACGGCTCAGCTGATCCTGGCCACCTTCAACAGCAGCCTGTCTGGCGTGTTGCCGCTCACCTTGCCGGCGATCCTGTTTGCTGGCATCGGTCCAGAAGAGGTGACCTTCATTGAAAGCCTGACCACGGCCGCCGGGCAGAGCTGGTATTGGCCTGTCGGCCAGGGAGCTCCTACCCCGAAGATGTCCCTCACCTACCGCCGCCGCTGCTCATTGGCCGTGATGCTGGAGGCCAGGCTGCAGAACAGCCCGTAAGGCTTCACCGGGGCCCTAGCTTGCTCTTAGCAGGGTGACAGGGCTACGGATGGGCGTTCGCAATACCACCAAGTCCGATGTCTATTACAACGGGCAGCTGGTCGGGAAGCTCACCGATGCGTCTGTAAGCGTCAGCCGGGACAACCTCCCCACCACTGGAGTGGGTCAGCAGGCGGCCACCTCCGCCAAGGGCCTGCGCGAAAGCCAGGTCAGTTGCACCTTCATCTACGACCCGGACAACAGCGCAGGGGTGGCCCTGGCTAACTCCATCTGGAACGATGATGAGGAGGTAGAGACGCTCCGAATCGTCACGCAGCGCGGCAACACTCGCGCCGACTTCACCATGGAGGTGATCAGCGTCAGCCTCGGCACACCGGTGCGAGTGCGCGAGCTCATCAACTGCTCCATGCAGCTCGCTGTTCAAGGTGATTTGAGCGGGAGGTTCTGATCGGTGGCCATTGACGGCGAGATTGGCACCGTCCAGTTCTCTCGGACCTGGCCCGAGCCGGTCCTAATCACTGATGAAGCCATCACCGCACCCGGCGCCATCGTGCGCCTGAGGATGGACGCGGAAGGCTTCTGGAACGGCGATCACGTCCTGCTTTCTTCACCCCTCGGCCTCCCGTTCGATGTCTCCGGCACTGGGTATGCCAACACCCCGGATGGCCACACCTTCTGGGGCACCGCAGGGGGCCCCGCTGGGCCCGCCACCCTGCACCGGACAGATGACACCGGCCCATTCTGGAGCGATGACGACGCCGATCCCTTCTGGGAGGATGCCAGCACCACCGGCCTGACCACCCAGCTGGGCGCCTACATCCATCGCAATGACCTGGAGCAGGCCACCTTCTACAGCCTGGAGGTGCCCGCCGTGAACGGCGAGGCCCTGGGTCGAATCCCGCTGTTCCCTGTCGGCTTTGATGCCATGGTGATCAGCGTGTTTGCCACTGCACCCGGTTACCAGAGCGATCTACTGCAGGCCGCGGCATCCGTAGAGCGCCCTGAGTGGAGAGAGTCACTGCTCAGCGACCTGATTGCCTTGCCGGCCTCTGTCAAAGAAGCTGCGGCAGAAGCCGACACCCGCGGGTGGAAGGTGATGGCGGATCTGAGCGGTTGGGATCTGGAAACGGATTGCGGGGCCCTGGATCAAGCGGCGATCGGCGAAGCGTTTGGATCGGTGGCCGTCAGCCAATTAAGCGGTGCCGGGAGCTTCATGGGCGAGGTGTCCAACACCTACGCCCCTGGCATCACAGTGGCCGCCAAGATGCTGCACCTGCAGCTCCTGACCCAGCAGGGCGCATCGGCCACCGTGCGCTTCCTGGTGGCCGATGGCGGCCGCGGACACAGCAATGGCGTCTGCTTCATCAAGGAAGAGTGCTTATTTTATGAAATGGACGTGCTGCTGACGAATGTTCGCCTGAGCACTCAGACAGGAGACACCAAAAAGGTGCGCGGACAATTTGCCAGCATTGGTGGAATCCGCTTTGTTGTCGCTGATCGGAGCCATCCTTTGGCGATAGCGAGCTTGGCCTAGCCTGAAGTCAACAGCAACAGGTCATGGCCCGGATCAGTCTGGCGAACGCCGCATCGGGGATTCTCAACGCTTTTGGCCCCAGCGGTCAGGCCAGGGCAAAACCCCAACTTGCAGCGATGGCGGATCTGCTGCGCCAGCTCGTTGGAGATGCGAACGTCGCGCCGGGTTCAGGGGAATCGATAGACCCGTTGCAGGCCCCCTTCACCCTTTACGTCAACCCGTTCATCGGAAGTGATCAGTTTGTAGCTGGCTATTACAACAGCTTCGAGACTACGGGCACTGATCAGCAGATCATTGACCAGAAGCTGAAGAGGATCAGCAACCAGCAGATGACCTGCGGCTACAGCGCGCACCGGCCATTCCGCACCATCAACCGAGCGCTGCTGGAAGCTGTCATTATCACCTCCAGGAGTTACTACACGTTCGCATCGGCTGCCGCGCAGGTTGATTGCGTTCGTGTGTGCCTGTCTGATGCACAGCACCTTTATTACACAGAACCGCCAACTGGTACGCCCACGGTTTGGACTGATGGCTACACGCCTACGAAAGCCGATCTGATCAATTTCAACCCAGCTGGTGGGGGCGTTATCGCACCTCGATACACGTCAATTTCAGGCAACGACTACCGCAAGTGTGTCATCCGACCCTCCTGGACGCCGCCGGCTGCTGACCTGGCTGCCGATTACTCCAATGCTGTGGCATTGCTGCAGGTTACCACCAGCGCCTACTTCCGTGAGATCACGTTCCAGGACAAACTGGGGCAGAACGAATCCGATCACCTTGCTTATTGCTCTGGCCCGGCAAGCGCCGCCGCCCTAGATGCCCTCTACGCCAAGGCCCTAGCAGCGTTCGGCACCGTGGCCGATCTGAACCCGGCGCTGGTGGTAACCCGCCCAACCGAATACGAAACCGTGGGACCATTCCCCGGCAACCCACAGCTGTCATGGGACACTGTTGTGGGGGCAAGTCCTTATATCTTGAACTGCGCCAATCGCTCTCAGTGGGGCCGTGGCGGAGTGCTTTGGGATGGCGCCAAGTTGGGTGGCCTGAAATCGTTTGTCACCGCTCAGTTCACCAATACGAGCGAACAGAACGACGTCAATTCCTGGGAGGTTTATAACGGCAGCAACTGGGTAACTCCAGCGGATTACGACGCCCTGATTGCGGCTGATCCCAATGATACCCGCGCCAAGTTTGCTCGTAGTTCCCGGCACATAACCTGCATCAATGATGGCTTTGTTCAGGAAGTCAGCATCTTCGCTATTGGCACCAACTACCACAACCTTGTTGATACTGGCGGGGAGATCACCAGCTCTAACGGAAACAACACGTTTGGTGGTTGTGGGGCGTTGGCAACTGGCTATAAGTCTGCCGCCTTCCCGCAAGATAAGAACTGGGACACAAGTGCAGTATCAGTACCGCTGACGCCTTCAGTCAAGACCAACAACATCCGCCGGATCTTTATCGGGACTGTTTCGGAGGTTTATACTGACGATGGCGGTCTGATACTGGAGGGGCCGGCTGATATTACATCACTTGAGGCGTCAGGCTATAGCCTCGCCCCTGGCACTCAAATATGGTGCGAAACCCCTGCGGATCTCACTGATCCAGTCAGGGCTACGCTGAATGGATCGCCGTTCAACCCGGCTTTCCCTGACACCATCGGCTTTGTTACAGGCGGTGGCAACAACTTCCCAGCCGATGGCGTGGGCATGGTTGGGCGACGTGTCTATGTGCGCCGCCTGGTAGACATCAGGGCCACAAGCGAACGCCGCGCTGAATTGGTACTAGGCAATACTGCCAACAGCCGCATCCCTGAAACCAATTTTGTCCTGCAAACTGACCCGTCCAGGACGGGAGCAGGGGCACTGTTTAATGCCACAACTGAAGTTCTGACTTGCTACAGCTCAAGCAAGACATTCCTTTCGGGGATTGACCTAGCCGTCCGCGTTGTTGTCCAGCAGGGCTCTTACGCCGCCAACTACGCCAACGGCGGATATTACAGGGCTGGGCAGATAGTCTCCTACGCCAACAAAAAGTGGATGGCCCTGCTGGATGGCTACTCCGTAGGCACTCCACCGCCAGAAGACCGGTGGGGGCAAACGCATGTCCACACGCAATCAGGCTTCATCCCCGAGGGCATTGCTGGCGCCGAGGGTTTTCCGATCGTATTCGACACCGACACCGACACAGCAGTTATCAGCACCACTTTGGGAATCAATTGGGGAACGATTTTCACTAGCTCCGGCTCTGTCCGTGATCAATACCGCTCCGGCCCTGACTATCTCGGCCTCCATGCCTTCCTGCGGGCGCTGGGCTTCAGCGATGCCAACGCCCACACCGCGCTCCTGCCCCGCGTGGAGGCTGATCGGCAGCTTGATCCGACCTCGGCCACCGACTTTCCCACGGCCCCATCTGGAGGGGCTGCTACAGGCCGCGCCAATTGGCCGCTGGAGTTCCGCCGCCCGAGCACATTGCGTCTCAGCAACCATACCTGGGAGTGGTCTGGATGGGGAAATTATAGCAAAGCCTTGCCTATTGCGCAGAAGCCGCTATCAGCGCAAAACAGGTTTTCTTACTACTTCACCAACACCGCAGGGGGCCGTGTAGTACCCGCCGGAGAAAATGAAGATGGTTACAGGGTATCCCCCCGAGGACTGGAGAACATTCAGACTGGGGCGATCCTTGCGGTTAATGACATTCAAGGTGGGCCGCTGGATGCTCCGCTTGCATTTGACCCGAATCCAACATTTGGCAATTTAACCGTCACAAATAGCCTTGACATCAGGGGGGCCACTTTCCTGACTGATGATGGCCCATACCTACCTGTTATTGGTGATGCGACCGCTGAAGTGAGGCTGCGCAGGCTAGGGATAAACGCAGATGATGACCCCGATTTTGATCTGTTCCTGAATGGCTCCGCCAGGGGCAATGTTGTTGACCTCGGAAGTGGTACTGCAATCAACTGCCAACTGGGTAACTATTTCACCCGAGCCATGGCTGGCAACCTGACCTTTACGTTTGTCAATCCACCAGCTGTTGGTCGATTCTCTTTTAGCCTCCATATTGTCTATACAAGCGGTACTCTCACGTTCCCTGCGAGCTTGCGCCACGTATTCGACATCTTGCCAGACCTAATAGCAGGTCAAACCTACTTGTTCGTTATCAGCACCATTGACGGCGGCACCCGCTGGCTTTGTGACACCCGTAACTGGCCGACAGCATGAATGACAACATTATTGATCAGCACAAAGGAATTGGCTTGCCGAGAACAAGCAGCTTGATTCTGGACATTGACACTGAAGCGGTAACACCAGGTAATCTGGATTTCACGCTGTCAATGGCAGCCAAAGTTGATTTCACCGACAACTACACAGTTCGCGTAATTACCGCGCCTGCGTCAGACTATGCCGTGGATTGGGGGGATGGAAACGAAACAATACAATCAAGCTCTTCAGCCTTGCTTCATACATACGCTACTGCAGGAGAGTACCAAATAACAATCTATGGGCTGCTGGGAGGAGGTATCCATCCTTGGTTTGATGAAGGCGCTAGCGCAAATCTAATTACTGGAGTAGGTGCTACAGATAATGCGCGGTTTGCCAATATATTTACGGCTTTCAGGGAGTGCTCAAACCTCGCATCAGTAAGTTCCAGCTTTGAACTTGGAGGCGCAACTGTCCTTGCCTCTACTTGGGCATCTTGTGCTAACTTAACATCTTTCCCTTTAATTGATTTCAGTCAAGTTACTGTACTGGCTAGTGGCTGGCCTGGGGTTGTTAACTGGCGTAGTAATAACACTTTAGGTGTATGGGAAAACTGCACAGGGCTTACCAGCTTCCCGCTCATCAATACCAGTAATGTCACTGTCTTTAGCCAAACCTGGCGGGACTGCAATAGCCTTAATTCGTTCCCGTTGATTGACACAAGTAAAGGGACTGACTTTTACTTTACCTGGGCTCGCTGCACTAGCCTTACTTCATTCGCGTTGATTGACACAAGTAAAGGGACTAACTTTCAGGCGGCCTGGCGGGAATGCAATAGCCTTAATTCGTTCCCGTTGATTAACACAAGTGAAGGGACTAACTTTCGCTTAACCTGGAGTAGCTGCAATAGCCTTAATTCATTCCCGTTGATTAATACGAGCAATGGCACTAACTTTAACCAAGCCTGGCGGGACTGCAATAGCCTTACTTCGTTCCCGTTGATTGACACAAGTAAAGGGACTGACTTTAGCTATGCCTGGCGGTACTGCTATAGCCTTACTTCATTCCCGTTGATTGACACAAGTAATGGCATTAACTTTAGCGACGCTTGGAATAACTGCAATAGCCTTAGTTCATTCCCGTTGATTGATACAAGTAAAGGGACTAACTTTAACTCAACCTGGCGGGACTGCAATAGCCTTACTTCGTTCCCGTTGATTGACACAAGTAAAGGGACTGACTTTAGCTATGCCTGGCGGTACTGCTATAGCCTTACTTCATTCCCGTTGATTGACACAAGTAATGGCATTAACTTTAGCGGCGCTTGGAATAACTGCAATAGCCTTAATTCGTTCCCGTTGATTGACACAAGTAATGGCACTAACTTTGCCTCAACCTGGTGGTACTGCACTAGCCTTAGTTCATTCCCGTTGATTGATACAAGTAAAGGGACTAACTTTGACTCAACCTGGCGGGACTGCAATAGCCTTAATTCATTCCCGTTGATTGACACAAGTAATGGCACTAACTTTGCCTCAACCTGGCTGAACTGCACTAGCCTTAATTCATTCCCGTTGATTAATACGAGCAATGGCACTAACTTTGGCGAAACCTGGCGGGACTGCAATAGCCTTAATTCATTCCCGTTGATTGACACAAGTAATGGCACTAACTTTGCCTTAACCTGGTATAACTGCACTAGCCTTAATTCATTCCCGTTGATTAATACGAGCAATGGCACTAACTTTGGCGAAACCTGGCGGAACTGCACTAGCCTTAATTCGTTCCCGTTGATTGACACAAGTAATGGCACTAACTTTGCCTTAACCTGGAATAACTGCACTAGCCTTACTTCATTCCCGTTGATTAATACGAGTAAAGGCATTAACTTTAACTCAACCTGGCGGGACTGCACTAGCCTTAGTTCATTCCCGTTGATTGATACAAGCAATGGCACTTACTTTAACGAAACCTGGTGGAACTGCACTAGCCTTAGTTCATTCCCGTTGATTAATACGAGCAATGGCACTAACTTTGACTCAACCTGGCGGAACTGCAATAGCCTTAATTCATTCCCGTTGATTAATACGAGCAATGGCACTAACTTTCGCTTAGCCTGGCTGAACTGCACTAGCCTTAATTCATTCCCGTTGATTAATACGAGCAATGCGACCAACTTTACCTCAACCTGGCTGAACTGCACTAGCCTTAATTCATTCCCGTTGATTGATACAAGTAATGTCACTGACTTTCCCAGAGCCTGGAAAAACTGCAATAGCCTTAATTCATTCCCGTTGATTAATACGAGTAATGCGACCACGTTCGTAAGCGCATGGAGCGAATGCACGGCTTTAGCAGACTTCCCAGCTGGTGTATTCAACGGCTGTCCCTGTACGGATTTCACGATGGCCTTCAACGACTGTGCCCTGACTGCCACCTCTGTCAACAATATCCTTATATCTATTGAGTCAAACGGCACGTCAAATGGAACGCTTGAACTAAGTAATGTCTTGTCATTGGGCACCAACGCCGCTCCAACAGGCGCTGGCATCACCGCCAGAAACGCCCTGATCTCTCGCGGCTGGACCGTGAACGTCAACCCCTAGCCCCCTCCCATGAGCTACGTCCTCGCCATTCCGTCTAC